AGTCATGATACCTGTTGGTCTTTGAACAAAATTACTACGCTCAGCTATTCTTGGATCATCTATAGCAAATTTTTGACCACCAGACATTACAAATGGAGCTTCAAATGTTTGTCCTACTGTTGACTGTGTAATACCACTTTTAACAGGTTGTGTAGGAAAGTTAGTAGCGAATCCAGATTGTGTGTTTGGTACTACACTAGCAGGTGAAATCATATTATTATTTTTTGCAAAATCAGCCATAGATATAAATGGAAAGTTATTATTAGTTTCAACAGGTACGATTCGAATATTACCTGATGAATCTAAAACAGTGTTAAAACCAGTGCCGACATTTGACATGGTCATACTATTTGGCTCTGCTGCACCAGCTGGTGAGAAAGGATTAACAAAGTTTAATAGTCGTTGAAAAAAATTTTGATCTTGATTAGCAGGTTCTTGAGTTTGTAATACTTCCTCAGCTTTGACTGCAACTTCAGGGTCACTTGCTTGCATAGCTTGCAGGGTTTTATTTGCAGGTCCTATTCTATAATCTAATATTGACATTATCTTCTTCCATCCGGTTGTGCGTCGAGTCTAAAAGTTCCATATCTCCAAGACTCACCTGTAGAGGTGTTAGCTATCTGAATTGATACCAATCTTCCTCTAGCTCGAGTATCTATCTTATCTGTAGTTTTAGTAATTGTAAAGGGCCCTAATGGCGATCCTACTGGAGAATTGTCAGGATAATCATTTAAGAATAATGTAACCGTAGAATTACCACGTAAATATTTAAAGTCAGGTATAAATCTTTTAACAGACATGAAGAACTCTCCATCCCCTCTGTAATCAACAACCCCTGTTTGTTGTCCTAACGCACTTCGTCTGGATGTAATATCCCAGTCTCCAGATTTAATAAATGCATCAATAGATGTTGTGCCTGAACTGTTGACTTGATCATCACCTTTTTCGTGACAATAATATATAGACGCTCCAAATTTGTTCGTTAGTCCACTAATCGCTGCAAAAACAGGTGTGTCTGTAGAACCATAATCTGTAGCATACGGTTCAGAATATACACCTTGATCTTGATAGCTTGATCTATCTAAAGAAGATGTTGTAAATACGTTTTCAGAATAGTTATAAGTCACACATCTATCAATCTGTTCAGATCCATTTTTAGGATAGAACCAGTTTATCTCTGTATATAAAGCATTAGATCCTGAATAAACAATACTAGCTGCATCATAGTTTATACCTAAGTTGTCTCCATCTGTACTAAATACAAAGTCTTCAACTAAACATGGTAGTGATTTTACTGTACCATCAAATACAAAAAATCCTCCTTCAGCTGACATCCACCACACAGCTCCGTTTGCATAGGATACAGCTTTAGAACTTATACATCCACAGTTAGTACCTACTTGTCTTACAGAAAAAGTAAATGGTGGACCTACAAATTGAATAACATAAGCAGCTTGATCTGTTAATACAAAGACATAATCTTTACCCTGTATCGCTGCTCTAATTTCATTACCAGTATCTAATCTAAATGTGCCCGCAGTATTAGTAGATGTGGGCGCGTAAGTATTTAAATCTTCTTGATTAGAAAATCTTACAAACATAGGATCTTGTGTAGTAGAGTCTCCAATAGTTGTTTCGGTTCCAAAATGAAACAAGTGTCTGTCTCTGTCAGATACCAAAGTTATTCTTGTAGATGTAGGATTGTTAGTGGTGCTAAAGTTTGTTGTGTTCGTAGAGGCTCGAATAGTTCTAGGATTGGTCGCCCCTGCATCCCATGTAAAAGTTTTACCATTAAATATTGTAGCAACCAACACCTCTCCAAAGTTATCTAGGCTCCAGATACCTGGATCTAGAATTACGTCACTTACGGTTCTAGCTGTTCCCCATGTTCCTGTATTCCATTGATAAGTACCCCAACCATAACCAGCGGTTTGAAAAGTTGGACCCACTACCACGTAGGGTTTTACTGTTGCGCTACCTGTTGCCGTTCCTCCTGGATTAACTGCAACTATGGGTGCAGTAATATCAAAAGTATTATTTGTTACATTTCTTATTTCAAAAGCTCCGTCTGTAAAAGTAGAAGCCGACGTAAATCCATTTGGAATCCCTGACATGCTGTTAAAGGTAATATATCTACCAGCTGTTAAACCATGGCCAGTTAAATTAACGGTAACGTTTGCAGATCCTTGAGCAGTATCAAAAGTAGCTGTTCCAGATAGCTGTGCTTCTAAAGGTGTAATGTCATAAAAAGCTTCATCATAATATAAAAACAATCCTGATGAAGTTCCAATAGCCACATATTTTTCACCTTTGAAACTTGTAAAAGCATGTTGAGCTCTGGCTGCCCCAGGCAATGTTTCTTGAGCTACTGTTAATTGTTGCCAACCACCTATTTTTTCAGGTAGTCCATATCTAAATCTTACAAAATCTCCATCTACCCATTGACCTTCAGCCCCTGAGTCTGTTGCTTGTTTGTTAAATCCGGGTTTAAAATTAAGCTTCTGTAACATAAGCCTTGTATTATATAGAGTTTTTATTTTTTTGGTAGTATTATATTCCAGCTTAATTCTGATATCAAATCTTCTAGACTAATTATTTTCTGTTGTTTTTCTTTTAAAAACTGATGTAACTCCTCTACATCTACAATTATCCAAGAATCTCTGCTTTCATATACGATCTTATCTGCTTTCGTTTGAAAAGATCCTATCTTACCAATATTATTTTTTATTTTTTTTAAAGGACGAGTATCAAATTTAAATAGTTGATTAGATCGAGAGCTTATAATGCCTTCGACATTCCAAGATTCTTTAATTTGTTGTTGTGGTGTAGCCTCTTTAACAGAAGAGAGATGACTTATAAATTCACCCACGTGGAATTAGCTGCGTCCCAATAAAGATTTGCGTCAGCTTTATCTTGAGAGACAGAAGATCCTAACCATCTTTGGTTTTCTTCATCCCAATGAGTTGCATAGTATTTAGTTTCTTCACCATCTGTAAACTCTCTTTCCTCCCAAGTAGGCTCTGTTACAGGACATGTCCATGTGCCTGTGCTAGTATCTAATGACCAAGAAGCGTATGGTTGTGGTAAAACAAACATATCTTCGTTTTCTAAATACCAATGTCCCCCATCAGGAGTGTTTTTTCTAAATTGAGCTGGATGCTTAGAAAAAGCTTTCCAGTCTTCTCCACCAAAAAAGTTTCTACACCAAAGTTCTCCATCAGGATGTGTAGGATTATTATCAAGTCTGCCAGCAGCTGTTGGAATATCTCCACCAACCATTGCTGATTTATCACAAACTTTTATAACTTTTCCTTCAACGAAGGGATGATTTTCAGTATGCAATCTTATGAAATACACGCCTGCCATATTATTACTCCTTATTCATTATATATTTCTTTTAATAAAAAATGTCAATTGTAATCAGGTAAGCCTAACATAGGTCTTCCATCATATTTTATACTATTTTTACCATATTTAGGATTATAATGCAAAAATAATTGTGTGCATTTTTCACCTTTAAATGCATCTCTCCAGTGTTCAAAATCACAGCCTCTGTACAATAACATATCACCTGGACCTAAGTCTACTCTATCTCCTGGTCGACCCTTTGCACCCGTAGTATCTAAATAAATAGGCCATGAATCCCCACATATGTTTAATGTGCCAGATATTTCACACGACTTCCTATCTTTATGTCTAGGTAAAATATCTCCGTTCTTATAAATTCTCATGTAAGAATATGTTTCTATTAAAGCTTTTTTATATTCTTTTTCTACTAATCCTTTAAGTTTGGTAAGAATAGTATCTCCTAAAGGATCTCCGTATAAATTATAAGTATTTTCTAATTCTTTAAAAGAATCTTTATACGTTCCAAACATTTTACAATAAGGAGATATTAATTTGTTATTAAATAAATATCTTGTAGCTTTTTCTTTCATTGCAAAATAACTACAAGCATACTCTAATACATCTTTGCTTAAAACAGATCTTAAGACTTTATATTTCATTTAGGTAAAACCCCCTTTGGTATAGCTTCACAATTCCAATGAATAAATCTAAAAGGCTCAACTCCTAGATCTACTAAATATTCATGTGGTAGATAAGAAGGAAAAAATATTATATTACCTGGCATTGGACTATAAGCAATCTTCGATGTTCCATAAGAAATTTGTTTTTCAGTTTTTAAAGGTAAGTCTTTCATTATTTTACCTGGACGTGGATCATGAAAAACAGGTCTTGATGTTTTATCACTACCTTTTAAAAAATAAAAACCAGAGATGTGGCCATTCCAATGAGTGTGTATACTATGATAACCTGCACCATTTTTAGAGAATTCTTGAACCCAACACTCTGTCATAAACACTTGATACTGAGATAAATCATAACCCATTTCTTCTAATAAATTATGACTCGTAGCTATAACGTAGTCTTGAAGATATCTAAAAGAGGGATCATTAATCATGGTTTTAGAATGATAAACCATTCCCATATCATCTTTTTTATAAAATTTTTTTCTTAAAGCTACTTCATTTTTTTTAATTTTTTGAGCTTCTTTTATGTACGGATCTGTTTTTTTAATTAAATATTTTACCATAGAGCTATCTGTAGCGTGCCAGACAGGGGTTACAAAATGATTATCTTTGTTTAGTTTACTTGGTAAATCTATATCTTTTAATTTCATATTATCTATAAGGATAACCTAATGACCAACTCACTAAGCTGTACCTTTTTCCTTTCGTTACTGGTTTTACTCTATGCCATATAAATGAAGGAAATACAATAATAGATCCTTTTTTTCTTATATTACAAACTTGAGTATAGGTTTTTTTACGATCAGGGTGACTAAAAAATGCAAATTCTAGCTCACCTCCTTTATAATCTTTTTCATCACTTAAGATTAGACTAGAGGATAATTTACGTATTTTACCATTCATTTGAGGAGGTCTATTAGTGTATGGATGATCACTTTGATCTACATGCCAACCGTAATATTGACCTTTCTTATATTTCGTAAATTGTAAAGCTTCAGTCCAATTTAATTCGAAATTCCATTTTGCATTTTTGTTGGCTGCTCGTAAAAAGGGAAAAATTTGGTTATATAGCCAGGGTTCGTCTATGAAGACGACATTTGAATCTCTTAATTTTTGTATGTTTTTAAGTTCTTTTTTTGTGTAGGGTTTATCTATTTTATTACCAGTAATACCTTTTACATCATTCATTTGTAAACAATACTTAACGATATCATCACAAGTTTTTTCAGGTATTACACTTTCAAAATACCAATAATGTTCGTTTAATATCATATATCTTTCATCCTGTAATTTTAATTTTAAAAATTAAAAACTTAAAACACCAGAAACATTAAATGTTGCTAGCTGGTCACCAGGTCCTAGAGTACTTACCGTATTACATCCAGGTGTAACAGTAATACATCCACACGCAGGGAATCTTAAAATTACGATACCAGATCCACCACTTGATGATGGAGCTCCGTGACCGCCTCCGCCTCCGCCGCCGCCGAGTCCGTCTGTCCCCGGGGTACCAGAATTTCCGTTTGCGCCGCCTCCGGTTCCGCCGGATCCTCCACTATTTCCGCCACCTCCGCCGCCTCCGGCATATGTGACTGGCGATCCAGTTATAGAATTAGCTGCTCCGTTTCCTGCAGCGCCACCTGATCCTCCCGAGCTGTTCGACCCTGAGCCGCCTTTTCCGCCGCCCCCGCCGCCGCCTCGGCAACTTAGTCCCGTTCCAATTCCGCCCCCTCCAGGGTTTCCTTGTCCAGGAACTCCAGATGCTCCAGGTACAAAACCTCCTCCATTCCAAGATCCCGCTCCTCCGCCGGATCCTCCATCTGAGGATGGTCCAATTCCTTGACCTCGTCCGCCACCACAAGCAGTGATGGTGCTAAATGTGCTATCTGCATCAGTACCGCCAGCTCCAACTGTAATACAGTGGTTTCCAGCGTCTAATGTAATTGCTGAACAAGATGTGCCGAAAGAAGTAAGCATACCTCCTGCTCCTCCAGAACCTCCAGAGTTATTTGGATCACCTTGTGTTCCGTTTCCTCCACCACCGATGACTAAATAGTCAAAAGTGATTGGATCGGCTTTTGCTCCAGCCGTTAGTCCGTAACCTTTTCCTGATCCTGCTCCGAATGTTCCTAGTAGTGGCATGTTCTTTCTCCTCCTATTTTATTATGCAAACTGTACTTGAGCCGCTAACGCTGTGAACGTAGCATCTCCAGTTTTGATAACTGTATAAGTGTAAACATCTAATGAGTTTGCATTACCTGCAGTTGGCGCAGATCCACCTTGCCATTCTGGGGTAATACTTGAACCATCAATAGTAACTGCACTATTGTAATAAGGTGTTCCACCTTGTTTTACAATAAACGCTACAGTGATTGACTCACCCGCGTCCATAATTGAGTTTAAAGTGTTTGATCCGTCACCTCTTAGATTAACTGTAAAGTTACCAGCTGCATCTGTAGTGTGATTTAAAACTGCTTGAGTAAGCACGTCGTAGTTAACTGTGCCTGTAGTTCCAACAGCTGCCGTAGTAACTTTTTCTGCAACACTTTGAATTTTACCTTGACCATTGAAAGTCGCTCTACCGATTCCTTTTGGTGTAATATTCATGTCGATGTTAGTGTCGCCACCTGTTACTGCAATTGCAGGTGCATTACCAGTTGCTGCGTTTGTGAGCTGAAATTCGTTAACTGCAGATCCAGTAGTTACAAATTTAAGTTGCTCATTACCGTTTTCGTCAATGATACCTGTAGCAGTATCAATAGTAATGTTCTTACCATTTGCGTCTAGGTCTGCTGAAAGTTGTGGTGAGAAGTCAGATGATAAATCTGTGAATGCTGTATCAACAACATTTGTACCATCTGAATAAACCATCTTAGTGCCTTTGTCAGCTGCTGCCCAAGTTACTCCAGATCCTGAAGTAGTTTTGAACGTTACTGTGTAAGCACCAGTAGTTGCGTTATCAACTATAAAAGTTTTTTCAATTGAATCAGGGATAGTTACGTTAACTGCTCCTCCGATTGTTCCAACTAATTTTAGAACTGCATTTTTACCATTTGATAATGCACCGTTAGAAAAAGTTAAAGTT